GTGAGTCTGCTCTGGCAGGGGGCGCGCGTGGATGTTGTCGAGACGGCCGGTGCCACGCTGGTGGCGTTGATGGCCACGGATGCTTGGCAGCAGGCACGTGACGGTGTCGTGATGCTGTGGCGCCGCTTCCGGCCTATCCAAGCCGAGGAGATCACCCTGGCTCTGGACGAGACCCGCGAAGAGGTTCTCGCGGCCCGCCAGGACCAGAATGAGCAGGACGAGGCGGATCTGGTACGTGACTGGGACCGTCGGCTGCGCCGAATCCTGGAGCAGGATCCGGCCGTGGCCGAACAGTTGCAGCACGTCCTCGACGAAGTACGCGGCTCGCTGCCCCGCGATCAGCAACCCACCGTGCCGGCTCCCGTCTTCCACACGCACGTGTCCGGCAACGGGCGCGTCTACAACGCGGGCCGCGACCAGCACATCCACGAGCGATGAGCCACCCTGGGCGCGGCGACGCGGGGGCTGTGGGACCTCGCGTGTCGGTTGCCGATCACGGTCGGCTGTTCAACGCCGACCGGGACCAGGTCAACATCGAGATCGGGAGCTACACCGCCCAGTACTCGCCGGGCGGAGCGGCGGCTCGGCGAGAGCATGTGGGCCCGGACTCGGTGCGGGTCCCCTTGGCTGCGGCATCCCTGACACCGATCCACGACCGGCACGATCTGCGTCGCCTTTTGCTGCGCGCCGCGTGTCACCCTGACGCCTCGGACAGTCCCGTAGTGGTGCACGGCATGGGGGGCTGTGGGAAGACGGCCATCGTACGCGTGGTCTTCGACGAGGCGGTGGGTCAGCACGGAGTCATCGGGTTGTGGGTGAACGCGTCGACTGCGCCGACCTTCCGGGAGGGCATGCTCGCCGTTGCCCAGGACCGGGGCGCCTCGCAGGATGAGGTCGATGCTGCGCGCGACCGTCGCCGGGCCGCCGCCGATCTGGCCTGGTACCAGTTGGAACGCTCGTCCCAGCCTTGGCTGCTCGTACTCGACAACGCGGATGATCCCTCGGTGCTGGGCGACGAGGTGTGGTTGCGACCCACACGCCGTGGCACCATCCTCGTCACCACCCGCTTCGGCACGGCGGCAGCGTGGCGGCGCGCGGAACGCCATCATCTGGACGTTCTCGGCCTGGACGACGCCGTGGATGTCCTGATCGATCTCGAAGTCCCCTCCGACACGGCCGAGCTGGAAGAGCTGGCCCGCGCCTTGGGGTGCCATCCTCTGGCGTTGGTCCTCGCCGGTTCCTACCTGGGCCGCCGATTCCTGGATCCGGTGACTGTGGACGAATTCCTTGAGCGTCTCCGCAATGATCCGAACGCTACGCTGGACGAGGCCGCCGATCCTGATGAGCGTGACCTTCGTCGGCTGATCAGCAGTACGTGGCAGATCTCCCTCGACGCCCTCGCCGATCGTGGTCTTCCCGAGGCGATCACCCTGATCCGGCTGTTGTCCTGCTTCGCGTCCGATCCACTGCCGACCGGTGTTCTCCACCCCGATAGGCTGCGGCATACCGGCCTCGACCGGGCCGAACCACCGCTACCCGGCCAGCGCGCGGAGGCCGCCCTGCGGGGCCTGATGTCGCACTCCATGGTGTCCGTCGACGACGTGCCCGGAGACGTAGGCCGCCCGGGTGTTCCTTGTGTGCAGACCCATGCCCTGCTACTGGACACCGTCGCCGCGCGCATCCCCCTGGACCAGCGCGAGATCATTCTTGCCGCGGCAGCCACTCTGCTGGAGGACCTGCTCACCAGGGAAGCCGGCGAAGGGCTGCTGATCGACGCCCAGAGCCTGCGGTTGTTCACCCCACATGTGGTGGCCCTTCTGGAACGTGTTGTCCGAGCCCGCTCGGCCATCGCCCACCGTGCACTGGCCCTTGCACGCTACCTGCGTGCCCAGAGTTACGACCGCGGCGACTTCGCCACCGCTCATGCCGTGGCGAAGGCCGTCGTGGACGCCGACGGCTCCCTCGACGCTCCTGACACGGCGGAGAGCCTGGCAGATCGCTACGAACTCGGTCGCATACTGAGCGCCTTGGGCCGCTATGAGCAGGCCAAGGACCTCCTTGAGGAGGTCCTGGTCGCCCACGAGGCGGAGATGGGCCCCGACCACTTGGCAACGCTCGCTTGCGCCCACGAACTCGCCCTCGTCTTCTATGGGCTGGGCGCCTGGAGCCAGGATGAGCACCACATGCGGCGCGCAGTCGACGGCCGCAGCAGTGCCCTGGGCCTCGAAGCCCCGGACACCATCGTCAGCACGGCCTGCCTCGCTGAGGCCGTCGGCGAGCAGCAACGCTGGCAAGAGGCGGTCGGCATCGCCCGGCCCAACGCCGAACGCGCCGCGCGGGCTCTGGGCGACGAGGACCCCGTCACCCTGACCGCCTGCCACACCCTGGCTTGGATACTGTTCAAGAGCGGCCAGATAGACGAAGCCCGGGCGTTGGTCGAACGCATCCTTGCCGTTCGAGGCCGCCTCCTGGGTGCGGAGCATCCGCGGACCCTCACGACCAGGGCATTGCTTGCCAACATCCTGCGCTCTCAGCAACAGTGGGAGCTCGCAGCGCAGGAAGCTCTCTCGGTCCTGGAGGTACGCGAACGTATCCTCGGCGCCGAGCACCCGCACACTCTGGGCCTGCGGAACGTCCTGATCCGCATCCGCCTCGGTGCCGGCGACCTCGACGCCGCCGTGGCCCTGGCCGAGGCGAACCTGGAAGCCTGCCACCGCGTGCTCGGCGACGACCACCCTGACACCGCCTCCTGCCGACAGGCGCTCCAAGAGGCCCACACCGCAAAGGAATCTCAGCGTTGACCGACCTCGTGATCCGGACGTGGTGCAAGAGCAGCTACAGCGGCCAGGAGAACACCTGCCTCGAATTGCTCACCCCCCCCCGCTAGGACAGGCCCCCGTTCGTGACTCGAAGCGCCCTGGGAGCACGGTGATCACATTCCGCGCCAGTTCCTGGACGTCGTTCATACGTGCCATAGCGGAGGACGATGTTCCCTCCCCGCCGTGCTGATACACGAACGCGGGGCGGCTACGCCGTGGTGCGGTTTCCGAGCAGCCACAGTTGCATTTCGTCGAGCAGTCCCGGTTCGGGCGGCCAGGGTGCCTCCGGCTTCCGGCCGACCAGCACGCCTGCCTCCGCCACGGGTGCTTCTGGGGCGCAGACTGCCGTCAACGGACGGATGAAGCGGGACAGAAGGTCCGCGTGCTCGGCGTAGAGGGTCTCGTCAGTCGGGGCCGGGGCCTGGCCGATGGCGATGGCCGCCTGGTCGTAGTACTGCTGCGTGGCTCGGACCGCGTCGGTCAGGGTCTCTCCTGTGAGTAGCAGCGTGAACTTGGTCAGCTCGCGGAAGGAGCAGCCGGGTACGCCCTCGTCGGAGACGAGCACCAGCTCTGGACACTTTTCGTTGTTCTCGTGGTGGTCCACGAAAGCGAGAATGAGCCGGGTGCTGTCGGGTCCTTGGATGATCAGCCCCATGCCCGGTGTTGGCATGCGCTCGGGTAGATCCCTCGGCACCGGGCTCTGGGCTCCCGAGGTGGGCTGGTTGTCGGCGGGAAGAAGGGCATGCCGGCCCCCACTGCGCCAGGCACCGACCGCTGCGATGCGCACCCCGTCCCACATCGCTTGCCGCGCAGGAACTCCGTAGAAACTCACGAGCCAGGCCGCCACCTCGGCACTCGGCATCCAGCACCAGGAAGGCCAGCGGCCGTACTCGCGCACTCGCATCTCCTCCAAGTGCTGGAAGATCCCCGGATACGTCTGGGTGATCTCCAGCTCAAGGCGGTGCCAGTGCTCGGCCGCATGCCGGTACCAACTCGCTACGCGTCGCCCTGTGACATCGAGTTGGTAGTCGAGTTCGGGGGCGAACACGCCGTGCGAGACGGTGGCTGGCGTGGTCGCCACGTCCCGGAAGCCTCCGACTGCACCAGCCTCGCGTAGTGACGCGGCGTGTGTCGCAGCGCGGGCTATCAGGGCTTCGCGGACAACTTCGGCTGACTCGGTGGTGGCGACGTGGACGCTACGGTTTTTTGCCTTCTGAGCCGCCAGAGCCCGTCCGACGGATGGCTCGGGCCGCCTCTCATCGATCTGCACCCCGTGCGTGGTCAAGGCGTACCAAGCGGCTACGACGGTGCGCAGCGGCAGGTGGGAGTACAGCAGCCCAGAGGGCACCTCGGCCTGCCAGAGGCGGCTATCCACCAGCGGTGCGTACGGCAGATGAAGGTCGAAATCCGGCACCAACGTCGGGCCGCCCTCTCGAACATCCGACTCCTGACTGTGGTGGACAGCCCACCAGGTCAGATGTACACCCGGCCCGAAACCTTCCATGGGCGTCCCCCAGGTCACGGCCACCATCGACGCCTGCCCGAGATCGCACAGTGGCTCGGGGGCTGTGAACAATCCTGACGGGGCGGGCAGGACGTCCTCGATGAACGGCAGTTCCTGTTCCCGCTGCTCGGCCACGGCCCGGGCAACGCTCAGCAGTGGCGTGTCCAGTCCGAAGGTACGGCCGTTGGCCACGCGTCGCGCCTCGGCCGCGAGGACCTTCTCGATCCGCTGATCCGGCGGGAGTGCACCCCATGTTGCGGGCATGGTGAACGTCTGCCCGTGCTGCAACACGTACGCGTAGTACTGGCGGCTCAGAGGTGAGCGTAGGTAGGCGAGCAGCCGGGACCGCAGATGGGCAGCCGTATCGGCCAGCGGGGCAGCAGTCATAGGTGGAGCCTAGTCGTGCCACCGACGGCTGTTGACGGCACCGAAGATTTCTCTTGCGGGGCCGATCACTTGCCCGCTCCGTGACTACTTTCTGCAGTCTCACTGGCGGGCTGGTGGGTGGCTCGCGCTCGTCCGCTGGCCGGAGAGCTCGTCTCGTAGCGAGACGCCATCACTCACCCGTGGTTGTCTAGGGTGGCCGCCATGAGTAGCGATGGAGCGCCTGCGCACCGCGTTCATCCTGACGACCCGCGGGCGATACCACCGTCCTGGCGGCTGGCCATGGATCACGCCCGGATCTTCTACCAGTGGCACCAGGACTGGCGCCTTGGCCGGCACACACTCTCACGGGAAGAGCAGTATCGCATTGAGGAAGCAGAGGGCTACCGGCCCGATTACGAGGTAACCATCCTGGGTGTCGCCTTGTGGAGCGCGGCCCGAGACCGTGCGTGCCGTCTCGGCGACGTCACATTGCGCGGGGCAGCCGACGTCTGTCGCCGAATTGCAAAGGCAGGCCGACTGTCTGCGAACCTGCCGCATATTCGCCCTGGGCACGGCCTGCTACCTCCGCCGAACGAACTCCCCTCCGTAGCACGGGTGGTTGAGGCTACACTCACGACCCACGCGGAGACGCCCATCCTGGCTGGCGGGCCGGTTGCCCCCGATCGCCTCAGGTACCGGATACTCGAACTGCGCGCATTCCCAGAACATTTCGGGGTTGGGCACGGGGGATGGGTGAGCAACGGCCGATGGGCCGAGGAGCAGCGATCAAGGAAACAACACGCATTGCAGACGGGCGTATGGACGGTCAGTGAGGCAGACCGAGTAGCTGCTCGCGCCACCGGGCTATGCAACTCCCCCACCGCTGCCTCCGACTACCCAGCCTCACCCAAGCCTGCGGAGGCGGGACCATCCTGGCTCCAGCGTGCCCGCCGTCTCGTCCATCTCGGGACTTCCCTCGGAACGGCTGCCGATTACGCGCCTCGCCGACCGGACGGAATGCACGGCAACATGCACGCGCTGGCGATTACCCACGGGGGTCTGTGTGCGGACCTCGAACCCGCAGTAACCCACCTTGAGCCGCTGTGGGCGGAGGAAGCCGCATTGGACGTGGCCCAGTGGGAGCAGCAGCACGTTCCCCCGCTCCTCGCACAGCAGACCGCAGCTGCCGAACACGCCGTTGAGGAACTCGCCAAGCTCCTCGACCAAGTGGTGCACGACACCCGAGAATGAGACGACTCAAGGGCGCACGTCGTGCGACCGGTGATGGACGGCAGAGGTCCTGGCGGGCTGCCTCGCCACCACGGCCGGTGACACACTGACCGCGGCGACTGGTTCGAAGGGGGCTCGGCATGACGGATGCGACTGCGGCTGATGCGGTTGTGGCAGCAAGTTGCGTGGAGACCGAGGTAGAGAAGGTAGAAGGAGACTCCGAAGGCAGCGTTCGAGTCCGCGTGACCTGCCACGATCGGTGGCAAGTGGAAGATGATGGACGGGCACTGCATCTAGTTGCGCCGACGAGCATGCACCCGGCAAGGGAGAACGCCTCCGTCGTTGTCACCGATGCCCGGTCAGCCCCGATCCCTCACGTGGTTCTCGAAAGGGCGGTGCACGCGTATCCGGGGGCAGCGGTCGTGGGGGCGGTGACGAGCGATCGTGAAGCACTGGTCTGGGTCTGCGTCCAGCCGCCGGCAGTCTTGGGGCGGGTCGGCTACACGGTCCGGGTTCGCAGCGAGGAGCCGGGGCAGCCCGGACTGTATCCCTCTGCGGTTTATGGGTGGGCCCGCTGGTGGTGCGAACAGCACACCGACATTCCGTCCGGCTATCCCCGCCGTGCCCTGCTTCCCCTTCCGCCCGAGCGGATCGACGCCACGACGTCCACGGCCACGTACCGTCTCCGCGCCACCCGAGCCGACCACTGGACCATTCGGGACTGAGAGGATCTGGCTGGGGCGGCTGACGCGTGCCCTGAACGGCACGCCTCACGCCTTCCTTCCAGTGAGGACGTGCACCGTTAGGTGCTCGGGCGCACAAGCTCCGCGGGGATCAAGACCGACTGGTACTCATACGAGACCTTGTAGGAAGCAGGCGTGGTCACGGCGCGGGCGTCATCGTCGCGACCCCAGACAGGCCCGTACACCCGGCCGCAGGCCCCGTCGTACACGCCGCCTGTGATCTCCACGGTGGACATTCGAGCGATTCCTCCGCACTCTGCGAGCAGCGGCTTGTCGACGGTGCTGCTCAGGACGTCGACGGACCGGTGGTAGAAGCTCTCCATGTGTGCGTCGGCGTACTCGATGGGTCGGTGGCTGGCGGGAATCCAGCGGGGGTACGTCTCCGGTCCTTGCGCATTGGCCATCGCCCAGGCTCGCCGCTGCTGCACGGGTACTGATGCCGTGCGGTCCTGGGGCCACTTCGGCGCGGTGAAGTACCAGTCCGTATCCGCTGGATCGGGCTGGGGCGGGCAGTGATCGTTGAGGGTCTGGTGCAGGACAGCGGGATCGTCGAGTTCGTATCGGATCTTCGCCAGTGGAACCTCATTGACCGCGACGCTGTCCCGCTCGGCGATCACAGTCAGGATGAGAGCGAGCAATCCGCCAGGCGGCGTATACGGGGGGAAGTACTCCTCTGCCCGGGAGATCGCCGCCGGCCAAGTCTCCGTCGTCTTTGTCATGTCGGCCACGCTTCTACGCTAGAGGCCGGACTGTGGCCACGGAAGCCGATCACCAACAGTCCGCTCACGGGGCCTGGCGGCCTCGTCCGTGTGAGGGGCTTGTTCCTGGCCGGCGCGTGCAGCGAGGTGGGTGCCCGGTGGCCCGTCCTGGCTAGGCTGGCGCCATGACGAAGGCCGCCGACGAGCAGCAACTCGACAGGATCGCGCGATCGCTGAACCGTTACGAGTGGCATCCCACGCAGGAGGAAATCGCCGTCGGAGTTGCTTTCCTCAGGGAGTTGCAGAAGGACGAGGAGGCAAGCCGGCCGTTCCCCCGTGGACCACAGGAGTGGGACAGGCTGCGTACCGAGGGGATCGCGGGTCTCGTCGCGAAGGTCGCCAGGATCGACAAGGAACTGCTGCCGTTGTGGCGGGAGCGACTGCCCAGCGATTCGCCCGTGATCGCTCTTGTTGAGATCTACGTCCGCAGTGCGCAGTCCATCCTGCATCATGCGGATGACGTCCTCGCGGCCTGGCGAGGAGCCGTCTGGCAGGAGCCCACCCAGGAGGAGATCGCGCACGAGGCGCATCGACTGCAGGTGTCGCCCGAGGATGCAAGGGCTATCTGGCGCTTCGAGGAGGCCCGCCATTGGGAGTCTCAACCGCCGCGGAGTGCCCTGTGGGAGGAACTGCTGCCGAAGTGGTCGTACCTGACGTCAGTGGCCTCGGTCGTGGCAGCCGTAGTAACCGGAGACGTCGAGTATTGATGCGGCCGCTGTAGCTATCCGAACTGAGACGGGCGTGTCCGCCGTCCACACGCCGGAATGCCCGTCCCTCGTTCTCGTCTCCGCAGGCACCCCTTGGACCACACCACCAGGAGGAACCAGTGTCACACCCGCAACTGCTCACCCCCGAGGAGAAACTCGCCGACGCGAAGAAGCTGTTGAACCTCCCGCGTATCGTCGTGATCTGCGGCTCCACCCGCTTCATGACCGAGATGACCGAGGCCGATCTGCGGGAGACCAAAGCCGGAAAGATTGTCGTCAAACCGGCCTTTGACATGAAGTCGCCGCACGAACTTTGGTCCGATCCTGTCGAGGCCGAGGCGCTGAAGGTTCGACTCGGCGATCTGCACCGGGCGAAGATCCGGCTCGCTGATGAGGTACTCGTAGTCGGCGACTACATCGGAGACAGCACCCGAGCCGAAATCGCCTACGCCCGGTCACTGGGCAAGCCCGTGCGGTTCACGCACCCCGAAGTCGACCCTGACGCCTGACCGCCCGCTGCGACCTCGACAACCACGGCCGGCAGCCCGCCGCCTGACCGTCTCGCGGTGGCTTCGGCCGCCGCCCACCCCACACCCTCCGCAGGCATCCCTTGGAATTGATCATCTAGAAGTAGGGCGTGTCTCCAAAGTACAGGTCGCCGCGGTCTCTTTGAGGCGCGTCCGGCCAGGAGGTGAGTTCGAAGTCTTCCAGACGCACGACGAAGCGTCGGCCGTCTTCGACCAGGTCCAGCCGCTCCGGCGGCAACGGCACCTTCCAGTTCGGGGCGGGCTGGCGTTGCTGCATTTCCTTGGCCCGTTCCAACCACTGGGCGAGTTGGACGGCAAAGGCGTCCGCGTTGGCTGTGCGCTCGGGCGGCGAAGGCATCTCCGGGCGATCACTGAGAGCCTCGACTTGTTTGCGCCACCACCACATCCAGCAGTGAAGGAGGGCCGGGAACAGCTCGACTGGGGCGGGCGTCTCGCTTCTCATGGTGAGCAGCACGCCGTGCTCGTTGTCCAATCGCTCGAACGTCGATCGGAGCCCTACACGGCAGGTGCGATCGTCAATCAGAGCGCCTGCCGCATCCACCACAACAAGTTGCGACATGAGCCTATCCACGACCAGCTCTGGGGCCTCGTCCTTCCGCACCCAAGCGGCCACGGCCGGGGATGTCTTCGAAGCACGGCTGAACGCCGCTGCGCTGGCGGCGTCTCCGTGCGGCCCCGCGTCTACTGCGGTGAGGAACGAACTCAGCAGTTGCGCACCCGGATTGGCACCCGCCGCAGGATCGTGTCGGCTCAGGTGGATGGTCAGCACAGAGCCTGGTGTAGTGCCGCCGTCAGCACGAGCATCGATGCGGGCGACACCCGCCCATGGTCGGCCAATTTGATGTGCTGACTGCATCCGGCATCCTCCTCTGCCCTTCTGGTAGCTCACCACCGTACGGCGTACCCGTTGGCGGTTGGTGCCATGTGCCGGGCTGTGGTTCTTTGCCTGCTTCCCTTCCCTAGCCGTTCTGTCCTCCATAGGCTTCGGCAGATCAACGGGCAGAGAAGGCAACTCACAACTCAGGAAAGGCGCCGTCCGCATTCCTCGTGCAGGCAGAGTCATGCCGACCCAACTGGCCGAGGGCTCGGCGCCACGAAGAGCGATCGTGTCGGTGCTCCGCCCCTCGCAGGTGCGGGGGGCGGAGCGATGTCGAGCAATGCAGCCAGCTGCTCGGATAGGACTCGCTTCACGGTACGGCAGTGAAGGCCAGCCGCACGGGAGGGAGTGCCCGTGAGCCAGCGGCACGGTGTCCCGGGTGCGTTGCGGTTCTGCAGCCGGTCTACCTTTCAGCTGCTGCCGGACCTGCTGGGATGTGATCAGCGCAGGAGGCAACAGGCAAGGCATTGGCGAACTGGGTGCCGACGTCGAGGTGATATCCCAGTTGCCCTGCGCAGAGGAAAGGATTTGCATCCTCCTTGTGGTCGCCTTATCGAGTCTCTCAACTCGCTTGCTGCACAAGTAGTTGAGCGCATAGCATCGCGTTCACGGTCGCGAATCGATGGTTGTTCCGGTGCATCGGGGGGCCTGGTGTGACGTTGATGATGGCGGTGGCGGCCGTCTGGGGTGTGCTGCAACTGTTCGCCGCTTCCTGGCCGACTCGTTCGGTGCGCTTGTCGACCGTGCTGTTGGCATTCGCGGTGGGGATGTACGGGTGCGGCGTGGCCACGGCGTTGGTGGAGCTCGCCTACACCCGCCTCTACGCGCACCAGTCGGGGCAGTCGCTGGTCACGGTGGTGGACACCACCAGTTACACGGTGGCGCCGTGGGTGGAGGAACTGATCAAGGTTTCCCCGCTCCTGCTGGCCGGGGTGAGTTTGAAGGTGCGGCGCCAGTGGGGGCTGACCGACTTCACGGTACTGGGTGCGGCGCTGGGGGGCGGGTTCGGGCTGCTGGAGGCGGTCCTGCGGTACGGCTTGGACGCGCACCGGGCGATCGCCCGCGGTGGGGGCTGGATCATCCCGGACAGCTTGTCCCCGCCTTACGTGCCGGGTCTCGGGCAGGTGTTGACGGCGTGGCTCCCTGCGCCGTTCAGTCAGTTGGACATGCTCGGCCCGCCGGCGACCGAAACCTTCTCCCACCTGGTGTGGACGGCTATGGCCGGCTTCGGGGTCGGGCTGCTGTGGCGTGCACGAGGTTGGCTACGCCTGCTCTCTGTGGTCCCGCTTGCGGCCGCTGCCGCGTATCACACGGTGAACAATTACGCGGTCCAGGAACCCGTCGGCCAGGCTGCGCACTGGCTTGAGTCTCTGAACGGGAAGGCGTGGGCGGCGCCGCTCGTGTGCCTGGTCATCGCGATGCTCGCCGACCTGCGGCAGATCCATCGCGGACGGCACACCGTGCCAGGCGTCGTGCTTGCTTCGGAACGGGTCGATGGTGACAGCTTGGGAGCCCTGCTGCGCTATGCGTCCTGGCGGTTGCCGTGGAGCCTGCTGATCGTCCTGCGCTACGTCCGGATACGGCGGTCGCTGCTGTACGCCACGGCGTCGGCGTCGCCCGACACCGCGCAGGACCTGCGCTGGATGGTCGCCGGCATCACTGCTCGGATGGAGGCATCCAACAACCCGCACGCCTGGCAGAGGCTGAACGTCCGCGACCTGCTGAAGGCAACCCGGACCGCAAGGCGTTCTCGGCAACGGTGGCTCCTGCTGATCCCGTGCGTCCTCGCGATGCCCTCGTTACTGTTCCTGGGAGTCGGCTCCTTCACGTCGGCTGCCGGCCTTCAGAAGTTCTTCAGTACCGGTTCGGGACCGAAGATCCTCATGGGCTTCGGCATTGCCGCCCTGGCCTGGATCGTCTACCAGCTCACCACCCTGTTGCGCACCTGGCGGACAGCATCGGTCCAGCCCATGGCGGAACTGCTGGCCGTCCACCGCTTCCGTGTCGGGACCGCGCTGGGGGCGGCCACCACCGGCGCACTCCTGCTGTGGCGCGGGTTCGGAAGCGCCGGGCCCAGTGGCAGGGCGATCCACACTTTCCACCTGCTCGACGCGCTGAACACCTTCCTGGTCTACCTCGGCTTCGCCCTCCTGCTGCTGTCCCTGCTCGCTCTCTTCCCTCCCGGAGGCCTTGCCCTCGCTGGAGGCGGAGCAGTCGGCGCCCTTACCGCCGAAGCCGCCGTCAACGCCTCGCTTCTCGGTACCGCAGGGATCGTTCTGATGGCCGTAGGGGCAGAGGGCGCCGGTTCTGGCGGAGAAGGTTCATCATCAGCCAACGAGTCGACGAGTCGCTCCACCGACCCCGCGACCGCAGAGCGCGTCGGTGCTGCGCGCGAGCAGAAAGTGGCAGAGTTGACGAACGGTACGGTGCCGTCGGGTGCGCCGGGTAAGCCGGGACTGAAGGTGACCAAACCGGGTGCCGGCACCACGGACGTCGACGTGATCGGCGGAGATGGCTCATACATCGCTGTCGGTGGCCCGGCGAAGGCCAGGAACCTTGCCAAGTTTGGGGAGAAATGCCACATCTTGAAATATGCGGCTGAGCAGCAGGGCGTCCGGGCCCAGGTGTACCTCGAAGAAGGGACGCCGGAGTCAGCGTTGAACCTCGCCAGGAAGATCCTCGGCGAAGGCAATGTTCACACATTCACGAGATGAGTTGCAGTGAGTGACGGATTCTTCCATTGGTACCGCTCAGGCTGGGTCCCGGCAGATGCCGAGCGAGTCGTACAGGATCTCGATGCGCAAGGCCTGAGGCTCAACAATCCCACCACGGGCCGGATTACGCAGATCACCAGCGGGCCCGAATCCTGGGGCGAGCAGGTGCCAGTTTCGCGTGATCAGCTCATGTCGAACGCAGCTCTGACGAATGCCGGAGAGGTCAACTTTCAACTGTGGCTGAGCGGTGACACGGACATTTTCACACGTATTCGTCGCCTGAACGGCGGCGTGACGGTTTTCGAATTCGGCCTCGACGGACTCTCACTTGAAGAGCAGGAACATGCCATTCGTGCAATCTCGAGACAGATTTGCGCGGATCTCACACGGTGCATCGGCTTTGTACTGGACCGGCAAGGCGTAACAGAGGATGTCGATTGGGATGACGTCATCATGCATGGCGCCAATCACTTGGACAGCTGGCCCGATACGCTTGCTGTACGTCCTGACATTTCTATAAGGCACCCGCAACTGGCGGCTGCGAAGCGAATGGAAATGCCGCCCCTCATCCTGGTCGGCGAAATGCTCCCGGGCAATGGGCCAGAGCTGTGACGCCTGATGGGATAGGCTGACTCGCCATGGCCTGGACCGACTGCCAGGGGTGGAACGAGCTCGTCGAGCGTCCTATGCGGCCTTTGACCGCTGAGGAGGCCAGAGTTCGTCATGCCAACAGCGAGCTGTACACCGGCGTCCCATCCAACGACTGCAAGCTGTCGCCGGAGTCGCGTGAAGGGATCCGCCGGGAGACTGAGGTCTCGTCTTCGCGCACCTAGTGTCGTGGCTATGAGCAGCACCCATGGCGAGCACCGGCGTGTGCGTATTACGGCAGCTCCGAACGATGGGGCGGTCATCGAGATTGATGGTCATGATGTCGCCTCGTCTGTCGAGGCCTACCGGATCACGCAGACCGTCGACGAGGGCCCCGAGGTCACGCTGTACGTGCAGCAGGGTTGGCGTGGCCTGGAGTTCGACGGGTTGGCCGAAGTCGTGGTGGAGCCTTCCGACGTTCGGCAGGTGGTGATCGGGTTCCTGGATGCCGTCGACTGGCGGAGACTCGACGAGGCCGTGCTGGATCGAGACGACCTCGACGGCCAGCCAGGGGAGCTGACCCGCGGCATGCTCGCGCAGCTGAGGGAGTGGGCTGCGAGTGCTTGACCAGTCGGCGATCGCCCGGTTCGCAGAGCGTCATCTGATGTCGGACCGAGTTCAGATCAGGCGTGGCAACGGCGAGGACATGCTGGACCCGGAGACCGGTGATCTGGTGCCGGCCCGGCCGTTGATCGTCTACGACGACAAGGGCGGTTTGTACGCACATCAGGAGCGGATCCGCGGCACAGGCTCGGGGCAGGACGGGGCGTGGGTGGAGGAAGTGCGTGCCGGCTACCGGCTGCTGCTGCCTCTCGATGCCCCGGAGGTGTGCGAGGACGACACGGTGCTGGTCATGGAGGCCCGCGATAGCCAGGCCGTTGGCCGCACGTACCGGGTGACCGCGCAGGGTGAAGTGTCGTCATTTCCTGTGCTGCGCACGGTGTGGCTGGAGGAGCACAACCGGAGGCCAGGCGCGCAGTGAGTGGCGGCAGCTTCCAGCACCCGTCCCAGTTGGCGGCGGCTTTGGAACGGAGCGGGAAGGCGGCGGTGGCCACGGCAGAGACAGCGATGCGGCACGGAGCGAAGGCTTTGGTGGTTCAGGTGCAGCACAATGCGTCAGGGCGTCCTGGGCCACGAGTGATCACCGGCCGGTATCGGGCGTCGTGGGAGTCCGATGTACGCCGGGCCGGGCCGGTGATCGTTGCCGAGGTCGGTACGCGTGCGCCGCAGGGCCGCCGGTTGGAGTTCGGGTTCGTGGGTGTTGATTCCCTGGGCCGTCACTATGCCCAGCGGCCGTTCCCTCATCTGGGACCCGCGGTCGCCGCCTTCGGTCCGCTGTTGGTGCGGGAGCTCGGGCGAGCGGTCTCGGAGGAGCTGTGACCGACATGAACACTGCGCTCGAGGACGCGTTGGCCGGTGTGCTCGCTGAGCACGAGCGTGGACTGCTCGCCCGGGCTGTCGTCGTGGCCGAGGTGCTGGATGAGGACGGTGAGCGCAGTTTGTCGATCCTGACCACGCCGAGGGTGATGGAGTGGGATGCGCTCGGCCTGTGCCGGTACGGGGTGCTCAGTATCGAAGGCCCGGCGGCAGCCTATTTCGCAGGCGGAGACCTGTGATCGAGCGGGCCCGGGTGACCGCCTCAGTTCAGATGATGCTGGCCACGGCGACGGGTAAGCCGTGTGGCCTTGGCCGTCTGCCGCTGGTGGAGGGTCGGCCCGCACCGCTGCCGTACATGGTGCTCTACCCCCAGGGCGGGCCTGTTGGTGGAGCGCCGTTGGCGGACCAGTCGGAGGACGGGCGTCTCGTCTACCAGGTCACGATCGTGGCTGCTCGTACGGATCAGGCCGAGTGGCTCGCGGATCGGGCACTGCAGGCGCTCCTGGGACGGACAGCCGCCGGCCGGTGGCAGCACGCGATCCAGATTCCGGACGTGGATGTGTGGGGGCGGGAACTGTTGGTCGACGACGGTGTGGATCTGTCCGATGCGGACGCTGGCGTCGTGACGGCAGTGCAGAGGTACACGCTGTCCGTGACGGCCTACTGATCGTCGTAGCCGAGGGTGAGCTGGTACCGGTCCTGCAGGTGTGTGCTGATCAAGGCGTCGAGCCTGTCGGCGAAGCGCGTGAACCAGCGGGGCCAATCGAAGCTGGCGGATCCTGGAGCCCATAGGCTCCCGGCGGCCACACGCGCTGATCGACTGGGTGGTCAATCACCGTGCTGCATGACCTTGCAGTCCGGGCAAGGCAGTTCGGCGGTCAGACGACGGCCGACTGAACCGTCAGGGTTCCTTCGGCAGTGTCGATCGCGGCCTGAGTGCCGAGCGGGAGGGTCGGAGGGTGCAGGCCATGCCCGGCGGGGAGTCCACCGAGAACAGGAACACCCAGGCGACTCAGCCTGTCGCGCAGGACGTCGGCAATGCCCCATCCCCCCAGGGTCGGATCACCGGCATCCTGGTCGAAGCCGAGGAACTGGCCAAGGGCGACACCGCACAGCCCGTTCAGGGCCCCGGTACGGGTCAGCTGGGTCAGTGCACGGTCGACCTCCCCCAGCCCTGTGCCTCTTTGGTGTTCGAGGAAGAGGATCGCCCCCTTGAGGTTCGGCAGGCCGGCTCCGGCCTGGGTGCGGATCGCGTCGAGGTTGCCGCCGACCAAGACGCCGGTCGCGGTGCCTTCCGCGGTGACGGCTGCAGTGGCCTGGCTGGTGTCCCGGTGGATGATGACGGGGTCGGTGGTCATCAGCGCGCGGCGGAGGGCGTCGGCTGATGCGCGTCCGGACCATTCGTCGCTCCAGTTGGCGAAGGGGCCGTGCAGGCAGGCCAGGCGGCATCGGGCCCATAGGGCGAGGTGGAGGTGGGTGATCTCGCTGAAGCCGACCACGGGTTTCGGGTCGCGGCGCAGCGAGTCGGTATCGAGGTCGTCGACGATGCGGTAGGCGCCTTTGCCGCCCCGGGTGGCAATCACGGCGCGCACCCCCGGGTCGCCGAACGCGGAATTCAGGTCGGAGACGCGGTCCTCGTCCCGACCAGCCATATAGCCCCATTGGTCAAAGACGTGCTCACCCAACTCGACCCGGAGCCCCCATGACGTCAGTAGCTCGACGCCGCGGGCGACTCCCTCGCGGCTGGGGGGACTGGCCGGAGAGACGATCCGTACCCGATCCCCGGGCCGTAACCGCGGCGACCGCACGGGCTGGAGACTGTCGAAGGTATCCATGCCGCGATGTTCCTACACACGCCGAGCCGAAGCTGGGCCCTTGCCGCAGCGCCTCCCGTGATCTTTGTACGACCCTCGGCGTCCGGGACGGCGACGTCGACGGCAGTATGGTGATCTACGTGCAGACCCTGCAGCTCACTGTTACTGGCTGAGCTGGGATCTGCGTCCTCACCGCGGAGGCCCGCGCGGACGCCCAACCACCCTGTGGTGTGGGCCGGTTCCCCGACACATCGTCGAGGGACGGGGCCTCCCGAGTTGTGTGGCTGCCGTCCCGGAATCGGACAGCAGACCTTGCAGGTAAAGAAGTTTTCCCGGCGCGGTGTGACCCGCGTCCTGTGGCTCAAGAGCGTCGCGGACGCGGGCCACGTCCCCACCCGTGCCGAGCTGACCGCCGGCACAGATCTGACTGACGCGATCGCGGCGATCGACGGCTGGACGCTGCAGAACCAGGCCATCGAAACCCCGGACCTGGGGTCGACGTTCGAGTCGAAGATCCCCGGCACAGACCAGGCCGACGATTCGTCGCTCGGCTTCTACGAGGACCGGGTGTCGGACGAAATCGAGCAGTTGCTGACGAAGGACGCCACTGGTTGGGTCGTCTTCCTGCGCAAGGGCGATGTCCCCGGCAGCCGCAGCATGGATGTCTTCCCCGTGCGGATCGGCTCGCGCTCGCCGAACTTCTCGACGGACAACGAGGCCGCAAAGTTCACGGTGAACTTCTCGATCACCGAAAAGCCGACGCAGGACGCCGTAATCCCGCCGGCTGCGACGAAGGCCGACAAGTAGCCCTGGTTCGGCCTCTTTGACTGCCCGGCCAGGTGCTAACGGGCAACGAGCGTTCCTCCCTTTCCTCTGTTCCGGCACTCGTGCTGCTGCCCTGGCCGGGCCCCTCCTCGTTCCCCCCTTTCCCTGCTCTTCTATTCGTGCTGTTGGAGTTGTGAGTGCCCACCGATACCCGCCCCGTTTCCGAACCTCCGGCCAAGGCTGTTGCGCGTGACGCCCACTGGGCGGCCAAGCTGGCTCGGCTGCGTGCCCGCCAGCTGCCCGAGTACACGCTGGTGATCTGCGACGACCAGGAGGCGAAGCGGCGCCTGGACAAGGCCGTGCTGGAGTTCGCGCGCTGCCAGATGGCCGATGCGGAGAACGGCCGCGAGCACAGTGAGGAGACACAGCGCGCCGAGGAGGACGTCGAAGATGCTCAGGCTGACTTCGACGCCGTTTCGCTGGAGCTCACGTTCAAGGCGCTGCCCCGCCCGATCCTGGACGGGCTGATCAAGCGGTTCCCCCCGACCGAGGCCCAGGCCGAGGACGGCGACGCGTGGAACCCCGAGACGTTCCCTGCGGCGCTGATCGCCGCCGCGCACATCGAGCGCGACGACGAGGGCAACATCGTGGACGGCATGAGCGAGCAGGACGCGCAGGACCTGCTCGACTCGTGGCCCGTGGCCGAGTCCAATGCGCTGTTCGCTGCAGCGTGGCAGGCCCAGCAGATCGTGCGTACCTCCACGGTGGAGCTGGGAAAAGACTGATCAGGGACGGGCAGCTTCGCGCCGAGCTGGAGCTGTGCGACCGCTGGGGCATCCCGCACTCTCAGTTCCTCGGCGCGGGTGACGGCCGCTGGAGCGAACTGGACCGGATGAAGGCTCTCGCCTTCGCGGCCCATCAGCGAACGGTCTGTGATCAGTGCGGCACCCGGGCCGCGGAGTGGGACGAAGCCGCCGGCGGGGACCGGTTCGCATATGTCACCACGACGGTGCGCTGCCCGGGCTGTGAGCTGATCGCACACGAGCAGGAGCAGGTGCCCGACGGGCCGGACGGGTACGGAGTGCGGATCGGTCTCGTTCCACGCGCCTAGAAGCGGTCCTGGGTCGTGGTGAGGGAGGGGATACGAGAAGGGGCGTGGGGAGTAAGGGCACCGGCAGGTGTCGTCCTACACGCTCAGCGTTCAGGCGCGAGCGGACTTCGCCCACCTCCTGTCGGAGATCCGGCAGGCCTCCCGCGCGATGCGCGGGCTCGGCCGCGACACCGCCGCCCTGAACTGGCAGCTCCACCAGATCGGCTCCGGAGCCCGCGGCTCCTCGTCCGGGCTTCGCGGTCTTGGCCGTGATGCTGACCGTGCTCGTGCGGGCTTGCGCCGTGTGGGTGCGGACGGGCACGCGTCGATGCGGCAGCTGCGCCACGGGCTGCTCGGCTCCCGCCAGGAAGCGCATCATCTGCGCAGCCTCCTGGTCGGCGGAGGCATCGTCGCCTCGCTTGCGGAGATCGCGAAGGAGGGCAACGAGTACCAGCGCGCCATCAACAAGTGGGGCGCGGTCACCGGCGCGTCCGGCGTCGAGATGGTGCAGGCCGCGGCGAAGGCTCGCGAGCTCGGCGCCGACCTCAAGATCCCCGGTACGTCTGCAGCGAAGGCCGCGGACGCGATGCTTGAGCTGGCCAAGGCGGGCCAGACCTCCACCTCGAGCATCGCGAACGCCCGCGCGGCGATGCAGTTGGCGGCGGCCGACAACCTCACGGCTGCCGACTCCGCCCGGTATCTGGGCGACGTGATGGACCAGTTCGGTCTGTCATCAAACAACGCCGGCCGGGCCGCCGATGTGCTCGCCGCGTCGGCGAACGCGGCCTCCGGTGGCCTGCGGGACATCTACTACGCGATGTCCTACACCGGGCCCGTCGCCGCCCAGTTGGGTATCTCGATCGAGGACACCTCGGCGGCGGTGGCGATGCTGGCTCGCTCCGGCATCCTCGGCTCCAAAGCAGGAACGTCCCTGCGTGGGATGCTGACGAACCTGTCGCGTCCCACCGCCCGGATGAAGCAGGGCCTGGCCGAGCTCGGCGTCGAAGCATGGGACACGCAGGGCGACTTCAAGGGCCTGCGCACGGTGATCGAGGGCTTCGAGCAGGCCCAGCACCGTATGTCCCAGAAGGACTTCCTCGGCTCCCTCGCTGACGTCGTCGGCAAGCCTGCCCTCGCCGGTGCGTCCGCGTTGGCGCATCAAGGCGTCGAGGCGTTCGACCAGATGCACACGGCGATCGCGCGCACCGGCGCGGCCCAGGAGATCGCCGCCTCTCAGACCAAGGGCCTGGCGGGTGCCGTCACCCAGCTCAAGACGCAGGCCTCCAACACCGGGCAGGCCCTCTACACCGCGGCGGCTCCCGGGTTGGAGAAGGTCACCCGGCTACTGACCGCCGGGATGGCGGCGGCCACCCCGGGAATGGCCGCGGCCCTGGACTATGTGCAGGACTTGTACACCCTGGCGGGGCCGTCGGTGTCGAAGGCCGTCTCGGCCGGTCTGGACGAGGTGGGTGATGCGCTCGGCGGGCTGGGCGGGCCGCTGCAAGATGTCGCCTTCGACACCGCCGCAGCAGGGATCAACGTCCTCGTCAACGGCGGCCGCGCCCTCATCGAGATCCTGCGCAACGTCGGCTCCGCCGCGTCCCCGGTCGCCGACGCCTTCGCGGATATGGCGGCCGAGGCCGATGCTGGTGGTACGGCGCTCGACATCGTCGTCACTGCGCTGAACCTGGCTTCTTCGGCGGCCGGGGCTGTTTCGACCACGCTGATCCCGGTCGGGCATGTGGTTGCCGGGCTGGTGCGCGGGTTCGCGATGCTGCCGGGTCCGGTGCAGACGGCGATCGTGGCAATGCTGCTCGCGCGCCGCGCCACCCCCGTCCTCATGAATCTGGCTCGCACGGTGGCGGGTCCGGTGGCGGGCGCTTACCGCTCGCTCGGCGATCAGATGCGCGTGCAGGAACGGCTCGCTGCCGCGAACGGCCAGTCGATCGGCCGCGTCGGCCAGGCCCTCGCCGTCCTGGAGACCCGGGTGCCGGTGGTGGGGCGGATGGCTGCCGCATTCAGGTCCGCCAGTGGTCCCGTGTCGGGCCTGACCCGTGCTATCGGCACGGGTCTGGGTGGAGCGGCGCGTGGGCTGATGGGTGCGCTCGGCGGCCCGTGGGGTGTCGCGATTGCCGCCGCGGGTGTGGGGCTGTCGATGCTCGCGGACCATCAGCAGAAGGCGGCGCAGGCGGCGGCCGAGCACCAGTCGCGGATCAGCACGCTCACGCAGGCGCTTCGCGACTCCAACGGTGCGGTCAACGACAGTGTCCGGGCTGCGGCCGCGCAGTCGATCATGGACACGAAGGTCTTCGACGGGAAGAACCGGCTCGTCGACGTCATGTCCAAGGCTGGCGTCTCCGTCCGGCAACTCACCGACGCCTACCTCGGGCAGGACGGCGGACTGAACGCCCTGCAGAAGCGGCTGAACGAGACAGCCGAGGCGAACGTTGAGTGGATCGCCAACCAGGGTGGGGCGGCGAAGGCCTACAACGATCAAGGCTTGGCCGCCGCACGGGCGGCGGATGCGCTCGGCGCGGTCAAGGGCGAAATGTCGCAGGCCGTCAAGGACGCCAAGGACCTAGCCGACGCCACCGGCTCCGGCGGACGCACGGCTGCGGATGCGGTCGGCCCGTTTGGGAAGTTCTCCGACGCGATGCGCCGGCTGTCCGACTCCACGGCGGACGCCGACTCCCGTGCGCGGGCGCTGCACGACGCGCTGAACATCCTCGCGGGTGGCTCGGTCAATCTGTCCGCGGCCGAGGCCCGCCTGAACCGGTCGGTGTCGGATGCGGCCGAGTCGTTGAAGAGCGGCGTCGACCAGACGCAGGGCTATGGCAAGTCACTGCTGAACATGGATGGTTCGCTGTCCACGGTCACTCGCAACGGTCAGAAGCTGTACGACCTGCTCCAGGGCCTGTCGACGAACTCCGCAGACGCCGCGCTCGCCGCCTACCAGTACGCGGAGGCGAACGGGAAGAGTGTGCCGGAGGCGTTGAAGGCCGCGCAGGCGCAGATGGTCACCGCGCGAGAGTCGGCGATTGCGACCGCCGAGGGGTACGGGCTCACTGCCGAGCAGGCAGCCAAGCTCGCCGATGCGGCCGGGCTGGTGCCGGAGCAGGTGTCGATCCTGTTGCAGACGGCTGGCATGGACGAGGCGATGGCTGAACTCATCGCGGTTCAGCAGGCGTTGAAGGCAACCCCGGACGACAAGACCGTGACCATCGCCACTCTCTCCAACGAGGCCCGCGAGGACCTGGAGAAGCTCGGCTTCCAGATCAAGGACCTGAAGGACCGGCGGGTGCAGGTCACCGCGCCCACAGATATGGCCCGGACGGAGTTGAATGCGCTGATCGCGAAGATCGCGCAGACCCCCGGCAGCAAGCACGTCGACGTCACCTCCGCCACGCAAGCGACGATCGCCAGCCTGGAGGCAGTCAAGCAGAGGATCGCCGGGGTTCCCGCGGGCAAGACGATCACGGTCGCGGCGCCGACGGCTGGGGCTCGCGCCCAACTCGAAGCCCTAGGCTTCAAGATCACCGAGGTCCCTGGCAGCAAGAACGTTCACATCTACGCGCCGACCGGCACGCAGCGAGCAGGCGTTGACGCTCTGGCCCAGGCCATCAATAACCTGCGCTCCAAGTCGGTGACCATCACCACTCACCACGTGAGCGTGCTGTCCAACATTGGCCCGTCGCCTTCCGGAATTGCTGACGCTCTACGAAGGCAGGCCGACAACCTGCGCAAGCACGCCGACGGCGGCGTCGTCGACTACTTCGCCGAGGGTGGCTTGCGCGGTGAACAGCATGTCGCGCAGATTGCGCCCGCTGGGGGCTGGAGGGTCTGGGCCGAGCCGGAGACTGGTGGGGAGAGCTACATTCCGCTCGCTGCGAGCAAGCGCACCCGGTCCAGGCGGATTGCCGAGGAAACGGTCCGTCGGCTGGGCGGCGGGCCGATCACCTGGTACGCGGACGGCGGCGTGTCGAACTGGTCGTACCAGCCGCTCGGCTCCTCCACCTTCACGGTGTCGGATGTCGTCTCGGAGTCGCAGCGCAAGAGCAGGGGCGGCAAGGAGCACTTCGACCTGCGTCTGTTCGAGAAGAACCTTCGCAAGTCCGTGAAGGCGGCCCAGGGCTGGCGTGGTGATCTGGCCATCGTGGCTCAGCGCGCCGGAACCGATGTCGCCAAGGCACTGGAAGAGATGGGCGAGGACGGTGTCGCCCTGACCAGGAAGATGGCACACGGCTCCAGCAGGTACGTGAAGGACATGGCCGCGCAGCTCGCCAAGCTTGCCGGCACCGCCCGCGCCTCCCTCGGTGACTACATTGCCCAGTTGCAGAACGCGGTGAAGGACAACACCGCCTTCCAAAACAACCTGGTCAAGCTCGCTTCCAGCGGCTTCGGCGACCTCGCCGCGCGCCTGGCCGAGCAGAACGACGCGGACGCCGAGGCGCTCGCGGTACAGGCGGTGAAGGACAAGAAGAAAGCGAAGAAGGCCAACACCGCGGCGAAGAGCGTGTCCAAGGCCCTGGACGGGGAGCAGCTCACCGACCTGGTGCAGATCATCGGGGCGCTCGCGAAGACCAAGGGCATCCACGACGTGGCCGATGCGACCGGTCTCGACGAGGACCGGATCATCGAGATCGCCAGCCGGGCCAAGCAGCAGATCAAGAGGACCGGGCGTGGCGACCGGTTCCTGGCCGATCTGGTGAAGGCGAACGCCGGCAAGGCGTATGCGAACGGCGGGATCTGGGAGCCCGGGGTCTACTCCTCCGAGGGCGGGCTGATCAAGTTCGCGGAGAAGGAGACACGGGGCGAGTCGTACATCCCGCACGCCCCGGCGAAGCGCGGCCGCGCCACCGCCGTCCTCTCGGAGACGGCCGACCGGTTCGGCTACACGCTCACGCCCAGGCGTCTCGTCGACGCGCATGCGAGCCGCGCGCAGGTGGTCGTGGTGCATCAGGCGCCGGCGATCGGCCAGCAGACCATTCATGTCACCCGGGCCGGGGCGGGCGCGGACGACATCGCCTCCGCCGTCTCGTATCAGGTGCGCCGGGCCCACCGTGGGGGTGTTCTGCGGTGAGTAGCGAGCTCAAGGACTTCCAGTTGGAGTTCGGCGGTGTGCGGCTCGGCCACGGCACGCAGGTTCCGATCGCTGAGATCGAGGGTCTGGCCCGCCCTGGGGTGCGTGGGGAGATGGTCGAGCAGCCCGGCGCGGATGGAGCCTGGCCGGCACCCGACTGGTATGCGGCTCGCACCCTGCGCATCGACTGCGCCATCAAAACGCCGGGCGATCCTGCCGCCGCCCGCCAACTCCTGGCCGCCCTGCAGGAGGCGGCCGACGATCGGCGGGTGCGCACCGTGGGCAGCGCGGTGATGCCGCTGCGCATCAAATGGCCGGGCTCCCCGGCCCGTGTCCTGTTCGGCCGTCTGGTAAAGCTGGAGGCGTCCTGGGAGAAGGCCGCGTTCGGCTGGGTCCCGCTCGACCTGGAGTTCGCGGCCCCGGATCCGCGCTACTACGCCGATGTTCAGCAGCACGAGGAGTTGCGGCTGGGCTGGCTGTCGGGCGGTGGTTTCACCGCGCCCGTCCAGGCGCCGATCCGGGTCACCAGCGGCAACCCGACGGGGCAGAACCGGCCGGGCTGGATCACCAACAACGGCACCGCCGACGCGCACCCCGTGCTCACGGTGTACGGGCCATGCGCCAACCCTGTGATCACGCATGCCGACACCGGCCGCCAGATCGAACTGGCTGTGACGCTGGCCGCTGGCCAATGGGCACGCGTCGACACCCGGCTCGGCCGCCTGACCGCCCTGCGGGACAACGGCGGCCCCGTGGCCACCACGTCCCGACTGGACACCTTCGTCCTGCCGCCAGGCCGCAGCGAGATCCGCTGGACCGCGACTGATCCGACCGCCACCGCCCGCCTCACGGTGGCGTGGCGCGACGCCTACATAGCCCTCTAAGGAGACCCGACCCGTTATGACCCTCGCGCAAGCACCGCTGCTCGTGGACGGCGCCCGCCACTCGGCGCAGACCTTCCGCATGATGATCAAGGACCTGTCCCGAGGTGCTGAAGGCGTCACCGAGGCCGCCGACCTGAAAGTCACGCCGCTGCCTGTTCCCGGAGGTGGAGTCCAGGTCGCCGACGGCTCAGCGGTGATCCGCGGGAAGGCGAACGCCTGGCAGGGCTCATACACCGCCTACAACATCGGCTCCGCCACCGTGCCAATCGCACCCACCGGGGCGACACCACGGTCGGATCTGATCGTGCTGCGTGTCTCCGACCCGGAGTTCGAGGGCGGCCTCGATCCGACGAAGGACGCGATCAACTACTTCGACGTCATTCCCAACGTCTCCCCCACGACGACCAGCGTCCCCAAGGGCGTGACGGGCATCGCGATCGCCCGCGTGGATCTGCCAGCGAACACCGGCACCGTCACCTCCGGGATGATCCGTGACCTTCGCCGAGTCGCCAACCCTCGTCGGGAGCGGACGCTGTACACGGCCTATCCGACCAAGCTGTCGAAGGCATTCAGGGATGACGACCAGTGGCATGATTGGCCGCCCGAGGCCCGCTGGACGATCCCGGTGCCGGACTGGGCCACGAAGCTGATCGTCACCGTCACCATCGCCGGCCTGCGCATGGACTACGACAGCCTCTTGGGCAAGCTTCGGCTCATTTTCGGCACCGTCCAGGGCCAGCACACGATGGTCGACGACAACCAAGGCAAGGTTGTCCGCCGCTCCACCGCCATCGTTGCCGACACCCTCACTCTCCCCGCCGACTACCGGGGTACCAGCCAGGTCCTGTACTTGCAGGCCAACATGTCGAAGAACTGGAAGGGCGACCTCGGTACCGACGCAGGCACGTCGATCATCGCCGATGTCGAGTTCACCGAAGGACCGGTGTGACGTACCGGTACCTCACCCAGGACGCGCTGACTGGCGAATGGCTCTCCCCGCACCTGCCGTTGAAGGGGGTCGAGTTCGGGCCCGAACTCAATGGGCCTGGCGAGCTTCGCGGTTCCCTGTCGCCCCGCCTGGCATGGTCGCATCCCGAACTCACTGATCCCGGGACCACGCTGATCTACGCGGAGCGGGACGGGATACTGCGGTGGGGCGGCATCATCTGGCAGACCGAACCCGACGGCAACACCATGACCGTGGAGGCCGCGGGCTGGTCCTCGTACTTCCACCGCCGGCACGACCTCGACGGTGAACTCAGAGGCCGCGCACCCTATGTGCGTGCCGACCCGTGCCGGATCTTCCGCGACGTCGTCGCATACGCGCAGTCGATCCCGGACGGTGACCTTGGCATCACCGTCGACGACACCACCTCCAAGGCGACCGTCGGCACGCCGGCCGAGCCGTGGCACTCCCGCTGGTGGGAGACCCCCGTGCTCGGCGACATGCTCGATGACCTGGTGAAGCCGGCCGACTCACCTGACTACACCTGCACAACTTGGTGGGGCACCGAACGACGCCCCATACGCCGCATCCGGCTTGGGTACCCGCGCCTGGGCAGCCGCCGCAGGGACATCGCGTTCTCCACCGGCGTCAACATCATCGGCTCCACCCCGGTGACCTACAGCGCGGACGAGTACGCCCAGGTCGTCGTCGCCACCGGCACCGGGGAAGGACGCGCCCAGCACCGCGCCATTGACGCCGTCCGGAACGAGCGGCTGCGTCTGGAGTACGTCCTCAACGTGCCCGATGTCCGCGGCGCGGACGTCCTCGCGCAGCGGGCGAAGCGGGAACGCGCGTGGCGTCAGAGCCTCGGCCACGTCGAGGAGATCACCGTACGCAACCACCCCGCGGCCCCGATCGGCTCCTGGCAGGTCGGCGACGACGTGCGGGTGGCGGTGCGGGATCAGTGGACGAATTGGTCCGGCTGGTGCCGCATCACCGGCTACACCATCCGACCCGACACCGACGACGGTGAGACTGCCACGCTCCAGCTCGAACCGGCGGGCGCCCACCAGTACGCCACCGTTGTCTGACCTGACCGAAGGAACCTTTCTTGCCCTCCGACATAGGTACTCGTCTCGCCCGCCTGGAACAACTCGTCCGCCGCTCGCTGCGTGCCCCGAAACTCGCCAACGCCAGCCTTGAGAATGGCTCGGTCGACGTGTACGACGAGAACGGCTCCCTGCGCGCAATCATTGGCCGGCAGCCCGACGGCACGAGCGGCGTGACCGCAGTGAATGGGCCGAGACCTCCCGTCCCGTCGCTGCCGGAGGTAGAGCCTGTTCTGGGCGGGTTGCGCGTCACCTGGGACGGTCGCTTTGCAGACAGTGAGACCGTGCCCTTGGACCTGTCGCGGGTGCAGGTGCATGTCCTGACATCAGCGGGCATGCAGCCGAACGCGAGGTGGCCGTCCGCGACGATCGAGGCTGCCTCGGGAGCGTCGGTGACGATCGCGGTGAACAACTATGCGCCGGTGTGGGTGCGGCTGGTCGCGGTGAACTCCTCCGGCCTCCCCGGCCTCCCCTCGGAGGCGGTACGAGCCACCGCCCGTCGCGCCGTGTCCGGAGACCTCGCCAACAGTGCCATCCAGCAAGGACACATTGCCGCCGGAGCGATCGCCACCCCTCACCTGGCAGTGGGTGCCGTCACTCCCGACCAGATCGCGGTCGGCCAGGGCACGAACCTGATCCCCGACCCGGGGTTCGAGGGCGTGGCCAGCGCGAACACGGTTGCCGCGGGCGGTACGGCGTGGTCGTTCGCACCCGGCAACCGCACTGGCGTAGGGATCCACCTCGACTGCACCGCTGACACGGCGACGCACTGGACGCTCCCGCTGGCCACCGTGCCAGTGCTGGCCGCATCTCAGTTGTTCCTCGGCATCGACATGCTGGTGTCCGACGGCCTGAAGGCTCAGGGCGTCAAGATCCTCGCTCGTTGGGAAACCAGCACTGGGGAGGTCCTCGGCTACGGCGTCGCTGAAACCGCCAGCCCTGAGCCGGGCCTGTGGCACCGGATCACAGGTCAGGTGTCGGCGCCGCAAGGCACCACCCGGGCGGTCCTCTGTCTGGAGGCCTCCGACGCCACGGCCGGGTGGGTGGTATTCGATAATGCTCAGGCCCACACCATCTTCGGAGACGTCACCGGCGGCGCCCGCGCCGAACTCGGTCCACAAGGGCTTCGTCTCTATGACGAAGACGGCGAAGAGGTCGTCTCCCTCGTGTCTGGGCAAGCCAACTATCTGACGCTCCGCGACGGCACAGCTCGGGTCGCCGCGATCGGTTCCACCGGAGACGCGTCGTTCCAGAACCTGAACGTGGCCGGCCGTGTGACCATCGGCGGTGACGATCTCGCTGATCTCTACGACGGCCCGCGTGGTCTGATCGCCCTGGACTGGATGGCCACCCCGGTCAAGACGACCACGGGCACGGAGATGGGCTACGTCGAGCTCGCCTTCGACGCGGAGGACGGCCGTATGTACCGGGTCGTCTACGAGGGGACCGCGGAGTGCTCGGCAACCGGAGGCTCGCTCGTTCTGCGGCTGCGCACCGGCTACACGGCCGCACCGCTGATCTCGTCCACCCAGCTGCAGGAGGTCCGGCATCCCCTGGCCGCCAGCCGCCGCTCGGCACGCCTGGAGTTCGTGGCCTCGTGCACGCCCTCCGGTCTGATCCGGCCAGGTCGTAACCGGCTGCTTGTGACGTTCACCAGCGACAGCGGCGCACCGAGCGGGCAACACGTGACTCTGACAGGGGCCAAGGGACGTCTGGGACACATGACGGTCGAGGACATCGGCGAACGCGTCCCGGAGACGGGCGTGTTCAACACCGGCGGCGCCGCCGTCCCCGACCCGCCGGTCAAGGTCACTCGCACGTACAAGGCCGCCTGGTCCGGCAGCTACGCGAACCGCTCCGGCTACAACGCCTACTACAAGAACGAGATGGTCAGCGGCTATTACTCGGCCAACAACGGAACCCAGGCTGCCCTGGCCGGCTTCGGTGGCAGCCTTGCCGCTGACCTGGCCGGTGCCAAGCTCCTCAAGGTCGAGGTGTACCTGTACGCCAGCCACTGGTTCTACGCCTCCGGCGGCACCGCCATCATCAAGACCCACGGGCACGGCTCCAGGCCCAGCAAGTTCTCTGCGGACCAGAGCGGCTCGAAGACTGTCACTGGCTGGGCCCGGGCGAGCGGCCGCTGGGTCGACATCACCTCGATCTTCGACTCCGCCAAGTGCCGGGGCATCGCGATCGACCCGAAAACCACTGACAAGACCGCGTACGGAAAGTTCGACGGCGTGGGCTCCGCGCACCCGCCGCAGCTGCGCGTCACCTTTATCAAGTAACCCAAGGAGTACCTGTGGCTGCCCTGTACGGGGACCTCGTCACCAACGGATCTTTCACGGACGGCGTCAGCGGCTGGTGGGCCGGTGATCCCGCGATGCTCGCACTCAACGCGCCCGGCGCTGGCCTGCAAGCGACCGCCACCACGGAGGCCGTGAACCTGTGGGACGCGCCGTTCGGGCAGGACAAGATCACCCTCCGCGCCGGCTGCACCTACACGCTGAGCTTCACAGCCCGGGCTAGCCAGCCCGGAACCCAACTGCGCGCGCAGGTCGGCCTCGGCACTGATCCGTGGACCGCGGCCCTAGACCGGACGGTGACACTGCCTGCGGTCGACACCCACTTCGTTCTGCGGTTCACGTCCGCTCTCGACACTACGGCGGGCCAGGTGAGTTTCCAGTTCGGGCAGGGCACCACGGTCACGATCTACCTCACGGAGGTACGGCTCACCTGCTCCACCGTCCGCGAGGGTTTCTACGCGGATCTCGAGTCGAACGCGGCGAAGTGGGTCGCGGCCAACCCTGACGATCCGCGCGCCCGGAAGATCGCTCACGGTCTGGTGCGCAGGCCGGCCGCAAGGTGGTTCGGGAACTGGAACAAGGACATCAAAGCGGACGTTGACGCCTATGTGGCAGCAGCCGCTGCGGTCGGCAGGCTGCCGATTCTCGCCGCGTACAACGTGCACAACCGGGACGCTGGCGGCCAGTCCAGTGGCGGAGCTTTTTCGCCCGAGGAGTACCGGGCCTGGATCGACGCCTTCGCGGAAGGCATTGGCGACCGCCCGGCCCTCGTCATCGTCGAACCTGACTCTCTGGCTCAGCTGGGCAACCTGTCCACGGACGCGGCACGCGCCGAACGCACCAGCCTCATCGCCCACGCTGCCGAAGTCCTCGCCGCCCTCCCTCTCGTGCACGCATATCTCGATGGGGGCAACGCCACCTGGATCAGGCCCGGTGACATGGCTGAACGACTCGCGGCCGCAGGAGTGGCCAAGGTAAGGGGCTTTGCTGTCGGCGTCGCCAACTTCGATGCCACCGACATCTCTTGTACTTACGGTCAACAGGTCAGTACCGCGCTGTCCGGTCTCGGTGTGCACGGCGCCCGGTTCGTGATCGACACATCCCGTAACGGCAACGGCGCCCTGGATGGGAACGGGCAGCACGCCGGCTACTGCAACCCGGCAGGACGGCGGCTCGGCGTCCCCTCCTCCATGGGGATCGGCGGTGCCGAGTACCTGCTGTGGATCAAGGCGCCGGGAGATTCCGACGGCCTGGGCGGCACTGCGCCCACCACGGCCGCCGGTACGTTCTCCCCGTTCCTCGCAGAGCACCTGATTGATGGACGGTGACTGCCATCGTCGCGGCATGTCAGCAGCCGCCGATCAGTGATCCGGTCCGAGCTGAATGAGCCATACCTTCAGTAGGTTCTCGTGCGAGCCCGCTGGAGGAGATTCCTCAAGCCCTTACAACTCCAGCCCCTGAACACGCCCATGCACCGTAAGTGAATTCAGCACGGGTGTGGCACCTGATACGAGACGGCAGTGCCCCTCGCCCGGCGGCAGGGGGCTCTGACAGCCTGCTACTGGGCCTTCTCGTATGCCTCGCGAACTGAGGCCGGTACTCGGCCGCGGTCGTTTACCTCGAAGCCGTTGTCCTTCGCCCAGGCCCGAATGGCCGACGAGTCGTTCTGGGCGCCTGCGGCGCCTTTCGGCTTCCCCTTGCCCTTGGCAGTTCCGCGGACCCTGCGGGCGCCCTCGGCGTGAAGGTAGGGGTTGAGCAGTTCGAGGAGCTTCTCGTAGTTGTCGTCCGTGAGGTCGATTTCGACCCCCGCTCCATCGACGAGAATGCTGTGCGTGGAGATGTCCGACGACGCTTCGCCGGTCAAGTCATCCACGTATGTCGTGATCACCTTCTGAGCCATAGGGACGACTATAAGCCCGTTTGAGCTTCTCCCTTATACATGATCGCTTCCGGTCGGGAACCTGGACGGGATCCATCCCGCTCGGGGTGGCGGTCGGGTGCCGAGGCAGCCAGTCTGAGAGTGCGGTGATCGCTGCCTCGGAGCGGAGTTGCGGATGATCTTCAGTCTCTGCTGCGGGATGGGATATTCGCAATCCAGAAATCACTCCGGGCGCAGGTCATCGGCCGCGAGCGCGTCCTCCTCTCGCACCCGTAGGATCGTGTCAGGGCACGGGGCCGCCGGGAGTGTTCAGGTGTCCGTGCCGCCGAGTGCTGAGCCCACGCTGTGGGAGCTGCACCGCGCCGTGTCCCAACTACGCGAGGACCTACGCGGCGATCTCGCCCGGCTTGCCGCACGCCTGGATCACGTGGTCACCGAGGATGTGTACCGGGCCGACCAGCGTGCATTCGATCAGCGCATCAGCCAGATCGAGGCCGGCCTTGCCGGGCTGCGCGACGAACATGATCAGGCGACGGAGCGTGCCGAGCAGCAGCGCCGTGAGGACCAGGCGCAGGCCGCGGCGACGCGGCGGCTCGTGCTCAGTTCATTCGTGTCGCCGCTGCTGTTGATGACGCTGCAGCTGTGGCTCGCGTCGCGCGGCGCAGCCCCGTAGCCGGGTTATGGGGGCAGTTGAGTTTCAGTTCGGGCGCGGGGAGAACAGTGAGCGCCGAACGTGGCGACACCTATCAGTGCCGACCGTCTCGTGACCGCGCTGCGCGCCGAGGGCGTGCGTGTGGTGGAGCGGCCGGGGTGGCGAACCCACAACAGGAATCACAAGGGGCCTTGGGGTCCGGTGAACGGGGTGATGATCCACCACACCGTGACCTCGGGCACGGCCAACACGGTCAGCATCTGCGAGCGCGGCTACGAAGGTCTGCCGGGGCCGCTGTGCCACGGTGTGATCGCGAAGGACGGCACCGTGTACTTGGTCGGGTACGGCCGCGCCAACCACGCCGGCCGTGGTGACGGCGACGTGTTGCGTGCCGTTGTCGCGGAGCGCGCGCTGCCGAAGGCGAGCGAAGCCGATACGGATGGCAACACTCACTTCTACGGCTTCGAGTGCGAGAACCTCGGCAACGGCAGCGACCCGTGGCCGCCCGCCCAGCTCGATGCGATCGAGCGTGCTACCGCGGCGCTGTGCCGTGCGCACGGTTGGAGTGCGGCCAGCGTGATCGGGCACCTGGAGTGGCAGCCCGGGAAGATTGATCCAAAGGGCTTCACCATGGGCTGGCTGCGCGAGCTTGTCGCCACGCGCCTGAAGTCCAAGCCCTCCGACGGCAGTTCGGACGGTGACTGGAAGGGCGGCGGCTCGACGTACGTCGTCAAGAACGGTGACACACTCGCGGGCATCGGGAGGATGTTCAGCGTCAGCTGGGAGCGGATCGCTCAGGCCAACAAGCTCAAGGCCCCGTACGTGATCAAACCCGGGCAGAAGCTCACCGTCCCCTCGAAGGTGAGCGGAGGCGGCTACACCCCGCCTCCGTTTCCGGACGGTCTTGCTCCGGGCCGCTCGTCACCGTCTGCGAAGGGCCTTCAGCAGGGGCTGAAGGACACCGGCTGGCTCGACCCGTCGGTACCGCTCGCCGACAACTACGGCCCCCAGACCCAGCAGGCCGTGGCCGCCTTCAACCGCAAGCACAACCTGTTTACCGCCGGCCGCCCCAACGACCCGGTGATCGGCCGCCGCGGCTGGGATCTCCTGCACCGACTCGCTTACGGGAACTGACCACTTTGATCGACTTCATTTACGCCCACAGCACTCGCCTGTACGCGATCGCCGCCGCAGCACTGTCACTGATCGCCTACTACATTCAGGACCTGCCGACCGGACTCATCCTCGCCCTGGTCGCCGCGGTCCTCGGCACCGGCGAGGCCGTCCAGCGTGTGGAAGACCGCAAGACCGCCAAGGCCCTTCGCCAGGAACCGCCTCTGTCGACGCGGCTCTGAACCGAGACGCTGGGGTTGTCTGAGAAGCCCCCGGCCTCCTCCCGACGGTGAGGTGATCGACGCCGTCCGGAGGAGGCCTTGCCGTGCACGCCGTAGTTCGTTTTCGGACGGCGCCACCACCACCCTCGGGGCCATGGCGCTCACCGTGCAGGAGCAGGCGGTGATGGACGTGGAGCCGGTTTGGTGACCGTGCTGGGCGGGCAGTTCGGACGCCTTTGGCTTGAAGTGCGTCATCGCTAGAACCGGCGGCCTGAGATGAAGATCCTGTTGTCAGTGTCGTGTGTGATGCTGGCCCTAGCCGAAGAAGCGTACAGCCGGGGTAGAACGTGGGGGTTGGCATGACGGGCTGGGACATCACTCCCAGCGGGGTGGAGTCCATTCTGTCGTTGGTGGGTCTTGCCGCCGATGATCTGGGAAAGGACGTCAAGGGCTACGGGACGAGTGTGCAGGAAGCGGCCTGGTCCGCGGGCACGATCAGCGGTCCGTACTGCGGGACGGCCCCCGAGGGGCCGGTGAGTGCGGCAGTGGCGAACTTCGTGTCCAACACCGAGGGCCAGATCACGTTCATCGCGGCCCGCATCAAGAAGACCATGGACGGGACGGTCAAGGCCACCACCGAGTACGTAGAGGGTGACCTGACTATGGCCGCGCGGGCTCAGCGGGAGGCGTCGAAGGCACCCACCCCGGCTGAGCTGCATGCCGTGGAGCAGCCGGCGGACCACAACGGGGGGGGAAGTAGCCGGCGTGATCGATCCGGGCGGTATACCGCAGTACACAGGTGA